GGCCTCCCCCCTTTGTCGTCAAGGTGAGACGACACAAAGTTGCCAGGTCGAAACCTGGCGTGCCCTATCAGGAGAAGGGCACCCAGCCGACTTTGTAGCTTATCGAGGAGTAACGACCAGCAATACGAGTTTCCTCGTACACACGACCGTCATCCTTTGATTGACAAGCCACTCCGTACAGAGCTGCAGCTAACTGGACCGCGTAAGCGAATCCACCCCATCGCACTTCTCCAAAGGCGACGGGCCGGTATGATCGTATGTACCGGATGCTGCAGTGCCAGCGCACGTCCCATCTCTTCTCCTCGTCGTGGATAACGATATCCCCGAGGGCTTCTGGCCCACGGAGACGTCGAATAGCACTTGGAATCTCATCCAAGCACTTAAACCACGGACGAGAGAGAGAACGCCATAGATCCATCGAGCGGTCCTGAAGGGCTGCTCGTCGGATTCCATTGGCAAGGGAGATGAACTTTTGTGGTTCATCGGGGAGTTCCTCCAGGTAGTGAGCCCTTACGGGTTCACCTCTAAAGAAGTCTCCCCCGCAGCTCTCGCGGAATTCACCTTCCAAGAAGGTTTTCCGCTCGTTGGCTGTAAAGCCAAAGAATTTGAGAGCAGCAACGACTTCACGAGCCTGTGACGTAGGGACGATGATATCGTCCCCGTAGACCCACAACCCTGCGCCTGGTAAGGCGTTCGGGCAAAGGGTCTGCGCGATCGCAAGAAAGATCACGGTCTCAAGTTCAAAAGTGAAGCCGTTTCCCATAGATGAGAACTTCTCGAGCCGATGCCATCGTCCCTTGACTTGCGTCATATGGGATCGAAGGTCATTCAGCACGGAGTACCATCTGTGGGGTAAGAGTAGCTTTACCAGGCTACTACTTACACAGTCGCTGGCCGAACTCAAATCGATGGTGGCGTAACTGCCATTAACGGACGATTCACAGGCGACCCGCCTGTGAACCTCCTGGCCATCAATCAGGTCAATGCCGACCCTCTTGAGACGAGACCGCATAACGCGGCCAAGTCCCAATTGGTAGAAACCGTTGATCGACGGTTCCTTCGCGCAAGCGCGGCGTGTACGTGAAGACTTCGGTACAGTAAAGTACTTATTCCCACGCACTGACACTGGAGTTCTACCTAACTCAGCCGAGGCCGAAGCCCAGGCTGTCCCCGACCAGGGGACTAGGAAGGACCAGGAGTTAGGGGTAAAAGCTGGAACGCTAGACATTTTGTCTGGTACGGTCGAATACCGACTAACGTCTTTAACTGTCGCACCGGGGCCAAATCGTCCTTCCCAGGATGCAGGAGGCCCAGAACCTAAGACCCACTCAACGTTTTTACGCACTGCGGTAACAAACCGCAGGAACGATTCACTGGCAGGGTTCCCTTTTAGGGTTCCAAAATCCATGAATTCGTTGAGGAGCCTATTGGTTCGAAAACACTCAGCCTCAGCCCAGAGCCACTTTTCCAAGGTGACCTGGTCGAGGTCAAGCTCAAGCGGAAAACCATCAAACTTCCGAAGAAATTCGGTGGCCAGAGCCGCTTTCCTGTAAGAGCTTGGTTGAGCGTAGTGCGATGGAATCACGTCCAAGGACGTCAGCTGATCCCACTCCCCAGACCGCAACAGTAGTGATACTGTTACTGCCCGAGGGCAGTCAAGTGCTTCCATGTAGGACAGCACTAGGTCCATCACCCGAGGTGCTTCGTGAATCAATCTCTTCTCCTGAAGACAATTGCAGCCTGGACCAGGCTGAAGAACCGACTAGATGTAGTCGACGTTGGGGCTCATCCTACGGATCAACCGTAGGCTGCCTGACCGTCGATCAACATCTGCTTCATAAGCGAGTGGTACATGAGATTACAGAGCTGGTTTGCCGACTCAGCCATGGTCGGATAACTCGCACTGCGACTCATTTCCCATTCGCCCGTGAAGCGGTTCTTAGTCACGACGCTATAGACCCCCGTAGTCGTATTGAGGGCCACTTCCGGGTAGACGTAAGTCATCCGGACGATCCTCGTCTGATTCCGGGGGCCATCTCTGGCCGTAACGCGGAGATCCGGGATGTGCGCAAGCGCACCGCTCGAATTGGTTCCGCGCCAGATGGCCGGGGATGTACCCGCTGCACCTTGGACTCCGTAGTAAGTGACGTCGGTCGTGCCGTTCGCCGCCTTAACGGTCATATTTGCCAAACTAGGCATTTAAGACTCCGCCCCCATGGGGCCGTTTATGGTTCAAGGACGACTGCGTCCCTACAAGGCGCCAACAGCTACTTCGGAAAACTTCGAAGCTGCTGGACCAAGAGCGAAACAGCCGTAGCGGCCCGAACGAGAGAAATGCGTTCGGGTAGTCGGAATCCCAGTTTGACATCTGGGATACTAGGTCGCCGGTCGACATAGTAATGATCTGTTCCTATAGCGGTCTCGTTGACCCCTAACAGATCCCAGTGAGGTGGTGGGCTTCCAAAGCCGTACACGCTCCCTGAGCTCTGATAGAAACAGTGTTTTTCGAAGAAGACCGTGTGATACGGATTAGTTAGCTCTAGGCCATAGAACTCGGAATATTGTCCGAGCCATTGACTCCAGTTGCCAAACCAATCAACCACAAAGGAGAACGGCACAACCTCGTTTATGACAGAGAGAGGGTTCACAAAGCCCAATCTCTGAGCAAGAAGCAGGTTCGGGTTGTCAATCCGAACATCGGCGCCTACTTCGCACTTTACAGTGCGTTTCCCGTCGATCTTCAGGTATCCGTTGTCATGACCATTAAGAGCCTCGCTAGCAGGATAAATGACTCCATCTTTGAAGTCAAATGTCATTTTAGCTCGGCCCTTGATCTTGCGGGGTTTAAAGTCCGCAGACAACAGGTCCATCGCTGCAGTTACGTCCTGAAGAAGCGGAACCCAGCCAAAATGTAGCTCAAGCCACATAGAGGCGGGCCCTTTCGAGGTATCGATCACCTTTCGAGTGAGATTCGGCAGGGCTTTCTTTCCTGCCTTCCCACTAGAAGAGAGTGCGCTTTTCAGAACACGGGTCGCGGCTTTCACGTCAAGACGCTTGACCGCACGAACGAGCTCATAAAGCTCGTAAGCGCGTCTTGTGATCATCTTGGCTGATTGCCTAGCCTCAATCAAGTCCACCAGCGCTTCAGCGCTGGGCGCGGCTAATTCTGAGAATTTGCCACGAGCTCTCGCAAGGACAGATTGAACCTCCGGAGATTCGTACTCAAGGATGTAAGCGTAAGGGGCGTAACCCCCTGCTCCAGCGTTTGCGTTAGCAAGACCGCCGTATCCTGGAGAGGAACCGGGAGGGTAAGGTTGTCGATGGGTATAAGTCGTTCGTCGATAGGAGGCATAGTACGGTAGGTTAAGGTTGTAAGGCCTTGCCTGAGTGTACCGACGCTTCACTATCTGGAACGAGTTCGGTCCGTCAATGTTGTTAGTACTGACGGACGCGAACGGCCCGAGGACGGGAGAAGTCACCAGTGCTCCTTTGCACTTTTGTGACAGACCCGCCCAGCTTCGGCAGCTTCGACACTCCTAAACGAGACCAGATATCACTACCTGATCCCGCCGGCAGGTGGCTAGCCTGTCACGCATAGCGTGAAATACCACAAGGTCGTGGTATACCGGCCTCAGGGCAAGCCCTGAGTAGAAAGGTCATCCCAGTTGTCGCGTGGAGGTATATAAGAATCATCACAAACCATGCAGGCCTGATCTTCAAAAAGATCAGGATAATCATGCATGGACATTCGCAGCGATAAAGCTGCAAATGCTGTGAAGAGACTTAAAGCCAACATAGC